GCTCCAAATTTGCTACTGTGCCTATACCGGGTGAGAATGTAACCCTTAACGGGACAGCTCTAAAAGACGAGAGTAAGACAGAAAAAGATCTTTTGAGAACTGAGCTCAAGACGATCTTGGACGAACTTACATATGTGAAGTTGGCCCAAGACGATCAGGCGAAGATCACTGCAGCGTTGGAAACGTTCAAGTCTATCCCTATGCCTATCTATACCGGCCCGCAAGGTAGTTCCTGATGGCTGACAACAAATGGTCTAGACCGGCTTCACCGCCTCCTCCTTTATTTTTCAATGATAAAGAAAAAGATCTTGTCAAACAAGTAAATGATGAGATCATAGAGCGTGTTATAGGTCAGACTATTGTTTACTATCCTTTGTCTTTGGAACATACAAATTATCATTCACTTTACGGAGAAGCAATTGAAAAAACATTCCTCCCCCCTATACGAGTATATGCTTTAGTCGGTTGGGAAGGAATAGAGACCGAGACACACAACTACGGTTTAGACAAAACATTTAAAATAAAAGTTAATTTTCACAAGAGAAGGTTGACAGAAGACCAAGATCTTTATGTCAGAGAGGGTGATTTTATTCAATATTTAGATGATCTTTTCGAGATAACAACGCTCATAGAGCCTAGGCTTCTCTTTGGGCAAGCACAAAGTAGATTCGAAATAACTGCTATGTGTATCAAGTCACGAGAGGGGATGTTCGATGGACAATAATTTTTCTGAAAACTTAATTGAAATACCATTCAATCCTTCTACCATTGAAAACATTGATACAGCAGTGTTCAGATTTCTAGATGAGACTTTTAATATATCAGTTAGGTCAAATACATCGTTCCGGAAGGTACCCGTACAGTGGGTGAGCCCGGAAAGGGCATTTTTATCAAAGGATAAGCCGAGAAAAGAAGGAATTTTTGAACTACCAGTTATAACAATTCAGAGAACGGGCATTAATAAAGATCTCTCAAATAGAGGTAGTATCTGGGCAAATGTTCCACCGGTGGATGATATACAGGGTGGCTCCATAACCATAGCAAAGAGGCTTATGCAAGGAAAGACTAAAGAGTTTGCAAACGCCCTTTCCAAAAGAACTTATAATCAAGAAAACTTTAAGTTCGATAACCCTAAAAGAGTTTTCCAATTCATCTCCATCCCCCAGCTGGTATATATCGATACCAGCTATCTTATAACATTAAAGAGCAACTACCAGACCCAGATGAATACCATGGTCACTCCATTCATAACGAGACCAGGATCGATTAATTATAGAGTAATAGAAAACTTTAGCCATAGTTATGAACTATTTATTGACGGAAGCCTAAGTCAGAGTGATAATGTCGCCAACCTTGGTAGCGAGGAAAGATTGTTTACAACAGAGATAAAATTTGATGTTTTAGGCTATCTATTTGGTGATGAGAAAAATGGCACCCAACCCACATTAAAAATAAGAGAATCAATTGTAGAGTACCGTTTTCCAAGAGAAACAGTAATTTTCCCTAGTGACGGTTTAAATACACCACAACAGTTTTCTAAGAAGGCAGATTTAGATTGATAACGTTTGTCTTTTTACATTTGCTGGCACTATTTATTAATGAACAATTTTCTCTAGAGGAGATTTTAAATGGCAGTAGATAAGTTTAGATTCGTTTCACCCGGAGTAGAGACCCGGGAAATAGATAGATCGGCACGCACCGAGCCCCGCGAGCCAATTGGCCCAGCGATTATCGGCCGAGCGCAAAAAGGGCCGGCGATGACACCGGTTAAGCTAAGGACTCGTGAAGATCTTTTGCGTATTTTTGGTGAACCCGTCCCCGGCGCCGGCGGAGGAGATGTGTGGAGAGAGGGTAGTAAGACAGCCCCCACATACGGCATGTACGCCGCCGATGCTTTCTTGAGGAATTCCGCCCCCCTTACATATGTAAGAGTTTTGGGTGAGGCATCCACAAATGCAACCGCAGAAGGCGCCGCCGGATGGAATGTGAAAAATGCACATGGACTTTTCTATTTTAACCTTTCGGGCGACGGCAGCGGATCTGCCACATGGCCAGCAGCCACCACCGGCTCCCTCAGCGCAACCGGTACAGGTTCACTAGCCGCAGTCATTTATACAACAACAGGTTCAGTTTCTGTAGAAGTCCTGTCTGGCTCAATCCAAAGCGCCGGCACTCTCATACCTTCCGAAGTTGGCGCGTCCAGTGGTGTTTTCAAAATCGTAATTACCAACGCCAAGGGGTCAACAGCCTTAACTAGTTCTGTATCTCTTGATAGGGATTCTGATATTTACATTCGTAAGGTTCTCAATACCAACCCTGAATTTACAAACTCAACTTATTATGGCGAAGCCGACAGGCTTAACTACTGGCTTGGTGAAACATATGAATCCTCGGTGGACGATGATCTTGGAGGTTTAACAGCTTTCTCTAATAGCAGTTTCGCTGCCACTACTTTACTTGAGGTCGACGGCGGCACCGGTGAACAAGAACATATGAACCGCAGTTATTCAGCCAACAAGGCTAGCACTGGTTTCTTAGTTCCACAGGATCTTGATGTATTCGGCGCTTATGATCCTGCAGCCTTAACAAAACTTTTCCGGTTCGTCGCCCGTAACGCCCGCGGCATTTATGATATAGGGAATCTAAAAATCTCTATAACAGATATCAAAGCGAGCACAAACCCCCTCGTTAATCCCTACGGTACATTCAGCGTTTTGGTGCGCGCAGGTTCTGATACCGATCAGATTCCCAACGTTCTAGAACAGTTTAACGGTGTTAACCTTAACCCGGCTTCTGAAAACTTTATTGCTGCCCGCATCGGTGACAAATATAAAGTTTGGAGTGACCTTGATCGCCGGTATGTTGAATATGGAGAACATAACAATCGATCTGATTACATTAGATTAGATGCTCCCCGGGCCCTATACGATGGGACTCTAAATTCAGAATTCCTTCCATTTGGATATTTCGGCCGAGTGAAGTACTCTGATTACACAATTGGCTGGGCAGCGCCCACCGGCACCACCACTCAAGGTACATATGCCGCCGGCACCAATTACGCCGCCCCAGCGACCGGTACCGGCCCCAGCACCTGGCAAACACCCCTAGGGGGACCGAATGGCCACCTATCCGGAACGCTGCTCTTCCACGCCAGTGACGTCCCCGTTAATAATGTCTGTTTCTCTGGCTCAACAAACACAATCTCTCTCAAATACCCCGCTGCTCCTCTCCGAGCAGACTCAACCTATATCGCCTTAAGAGAGAACGCTTACTTTGGAGTTAACTCTAATGGTATGTACACCAATCACGATAGAGGTTATATCGATTTTAACCGGCTACTAGCCAAGGCGGCGGGTACCGATCCTAATGTCGTCGTAGCCGGCACTTCCTATTCGCACATCTTCTCACTAGACGACGTACAGCAAGGATCCGCCACACCCGGGTTCGCGACTTCCTCTCTTGAAGTTTATTACGTTTCCGGCTCTCGGCTAGCCGGTAATTCCATTACCAATCTTGGGTACTACTCTGCGGGTGGCTACAACAACGTCGACTCATACCGAGCAGTGCTGGAAGCTGGTTTTAATCAGTTCACAATGCCTATGGTCGGCGGCTTCGATGGGACTAACATTGTTAACCCGGAGCCTTTCGCCAACCAGTTCATAGAGGACGACGCCACTGAGACTACTAGCTATACCTATTACTCTCTAAGGAAAGCAATCGATACGATTAGAGACCCTGAAGTTGTGGAGCAGAACCTCACAGCTATTCCGGGTATTGTCGATCCGGCAATCACCAATCTGTTAATCGAAATGGCTGAGAATCGTCGCGACACAATGGCAGTTATCGATATCGAGAATGACTATCAGCCACGCTTTGAATTGGGAAGCTCCCCGACGAATCTGTCGACAGCACCGAACGTATCGGCGGCTGTAAGCAGTCTTCGGGATCGACAGCTTAATACAAGCTACGCTGCATGTTTCTACCCGTACGTACAAATACAGGATCGATCATCGGGCCTGCGTCTATACGTACCACCCTCCGTAGCCGGCATTGCCGCTATGGGATACACTGATGCGGTAGCAGCGCCTTGGTTCGCCCCCGCGGGCTTCGTACGGGGTGGTCTATCTTCGGGGCTTACCGGACTTACTGTCCTGGGCGCCTCGATAGGTCTACGAAAGAGAGACCGAGATAGCCTTTATGAGCAGAACATCAATCCGATTGCTCAGTTCCCGGCAGAAGGAGTTGTTATTTTTGGACAGAAGACACTGCAAGCCACAGCTTCCGCATTGGATAGGATTAATGTAAGAAGACTATTGATCTTCATCAAGAAAGAGATTAGCCGAATATCTAGCTCGATACTATTTGAGCAGAATGTAGAAGCTACTTGGAATAGTTTCCGGAATGAAGCAGTGCCATTCCTAGATTCAGTTAAGGCCGGCCTCGGATTGGAGGATTTCCGGTTCATATTAGATAGTACAACAACAACACCAGACTTGGTGGATAGAAACATTCTATATGCTAGAGTGCTTCTTAAGCCAGCGCGAGCAATCGAATTCATTGCTCTAGACTTCGAGATCTTCGGAGCCGGCGCTAGCTTTGACGATTAATTAAAAGGAGAATAGAATATGGCATTTTGGGGCGGCGGAGTTTCAGAACCTAGAAGAAATTTTAAATTCTTAGTTGACCTTGGCGGTGGCGACGAGTTTATCCCAACTTATACAGTAATGGGAGTTAACTTGCCAACCATGGAGCTCGGATCGACGGAAGTTAACTTTTTAAATCATCAATTTCATTACCCGGGTCGGATTACTTACAATACAATTACAGTTAAACTAATTGATGCAATTGATGAGCAAACATCTGGAAAGATCTTGCAAAAGATTTCCGAAGCCGGATACCAGATTCCCAGTGCTCAAGCAGTTGCCCAAACTTCTTTAACTCCGAAGTCACAGTTTGGTCTGGGCAGCGTCCAGTTACGCCAACTCGGCGGCGGTACTGCCGGCGAAGTAAAAAAGGCTGTATACACCCTTAAAAATACCTGGATTAAGAAAGTCGACTTTGAGCAGTCATTAGATTATAGTTCCGAGAACGTCTCCGGAATTGCCCTAGAACTTAAATATGACTTCTTCACTTTCGAAGTTGACGGCGGGATAAGGCCGGCCGGGTT